CCATCGCGCCCCGGTTACAATCGATCGCTGTCGTGGGCCGCGTCGCTGAGATTGGTTCGCTAGACGTCACACGCACTGTGGAATACAACGTCGTCTTTGATGTCACTCAGAGTGGTTACCGCCAGTGGTGGTTTCCGGCCTTTGGACTTATCTTTGTCGCCGTCGGAAGTGGGATGCTGTTCTTCCGTCGGCGTCTTCCCGCACGCACACCAAGATTCTTTCCCTACGTGTTCCTGGGGTTTGCGATAGTCTGGACGCTGGGCGCATTTGTCGGAACGCTACGGGACTATTTGCGTCTAAATTCCGCTCTTCGTGAGGGTCGGTGCGAGGTCATCGCGGGGGTCGTCTCTGATTTTCATCCAATGCCTTTCAACGGTCATCAGATGGAGTGGTTCACCGTGGGTGATAGGCGATTCCAGTATTCTGACTTTGTTGTGAGTGCCGGATTCAACAATACTGCATCGCATGGTGGTCCGATCCACAAGGGCGTTCAAGTTCGCGTCCATCATTTTGGAAACGAGATCGCGCGATTGGAGGTCGCTCGATGACACCAAACACTTTGATCGAATTTGGAGCTATGACGCCACGATTCAGGCGGCAGTGGCTCAGCTTGATTCGTTAGGCAGACTTCGCGAATGGACAAGACTCACAGACCCATCCCTTGGTTGAGCGGTAGCTTGGCCACGTTGGTTGCGTTGCTGATCATCGCAGCCACGCTCCCGAACACCGACCGAGCGGTTATTGATCATTCATTCGATCCGCCACACGTCTATACTCAGCCTCAGCCTTGGGTAGTTTGCTACATCCTCGCCCTGACTCTTATTCCGGTGTTTTGCATTTTCATTTTGAGCCGACGATGGAGATTTGTTGAGTGGCTTGGTTGGGGTTTGCTCGCTTTTCTCATCGTTTCGATGATGACAAGATGATTTATGGCCTTTCACGATGGTCCACCGAACAAGGTACTGGAGCGAAACGACGACAGCCTTGCGCCCGATACCTATGGATTCTTTGAACACGAACTTTATGCGTCACGCTCACTTTCCTGCGGTCACCGAGCTTGGTCGTTAGGCATCATTCGCACATGAGCAGACGAACCAAGCGGCTGTCTTTATGGGTGGCAGTAATGTTACTGCTCCTTTTCGTCGGTGCTCCTACTGTGATTGCGTGGGCGGCACGCGTTAGACTTGCAGCCGCCCTTAGCGACGCAGAGTCGATCACGCTAGAGCAGTTTACGCTTTTTAGGCATCAGGTCGTCGCCTCCAAGAGGATTCCACCCTCCGACTCCAAGCAGGTTCTTCATGCGTTTCCGTTCAGCATCGACTACGGGGTAATATTTCTCACGAAGATGTGCTTTATTCCTCATCACCGGATCGTCATAAAGACTCGTCAAGGAGACACGTTTACGTGCCTGATTTGTTTCCAGTGCGATCAGTATTCTCTAAACTCGAAGTCCGACTCTAGCATCCATGACATGCCGCTCTTTTGGAGCGGGAGGCTGCGGCAACTGTTCATGGACGCCGGGATTCCGACGAACGCACCAAAGGAATCTTTACCATGACGGCTTGCACCTCAGTCGAGCCAACAGACGGAGCCGTCTCGATTAGCGTGAGCATAGATTCATTGATCGAGTTCGAAGTTTTTTCACGGCTCATACGGCTGTGGCCCAGCATCGACCGTTGAGCCACATCACACGCGCATGGCGAAGACCACACGATTTCAAACTGACGAACGGCTTTGGTTGTGGCTTGCGCTAGGTTTGTTCCTGCTCAGTTGGTGTTTTCCCGCCATGGGTACAAAGGGTGGCTTGGTGCGTCCGATTGTTTGGCTCTGGGAAATTATCGCCGCCGTTTTCAGTTCAAGAATGGATTGGCGCACGTTCTTTGGTGCGAGCGCCGCATTGATCATATTCTCATGTATTTCTGCGATTGCATCCATAGTTGCAGCGTGGCTGATTCACTGCGTGATAGTCATGGTTAGATCCAAAGCAAGTGAGGAGTGAACCATGTGGCCTAACACTTCCCAGCCCACGGCCCAAGCCGTTGTAGTTAGCAGCAGGACGGATTTGTTGATCGAGCTTGGGGTTTCGTTGCCACGGTTCACGCGGCTGTGGCTCAGCTTGATTCGTTAGGTGTCATCGCACATATGGACCGTTTACTAACCGCGCCGTGGCCGTTACTCGTTACTGGTCTCCTTGTGCTGGGAGTCTTATCCGTACTCTTTGCCTGTGTGATCCTGAAGCTCAACGATCGTAGGTGGCAGGAGATACTCACTGGTTGGCTTCAGCGTCAGGGTTACCATCTGGTGTCTGCCCAACGCAGGTCGTTCACCCTTGGTCCTTTCACATGGACCACGTGGCGAGGTCGCGTCGTGTATTTCGTCACGGTATCATCGTCGAGCGGCGTCACGCGCCGAGGTTGGGTGCGGCTATCCGATCCCTTCGGAGGTCCGGTTGACGGTAAGGTTGAGGTCAGTTGGGAAACGTGATGCCACCTAACCCCTCAGTGGAGCCCACAGCCAGAGCCGTTTCGGTTCGGAAGATGACGGATTTCTCGTTCGCCTTTGCTCTCTCGTCGCCACGGCTCACGCGGCTGTGGCTTTAGCTTGATTCGTTCGGCTGGCTAGGAATGCTCTCTGACCATCAGATCCTCTCGCTGCTACGCCAGCACGTTGAAAACTGTAGGGACGACGGGCGTCGTTCGGAGGCGGAGCCTGTGGTGGAACTACTTCGAGACCGAGAGCGGGTAATCGATGTGCTCACAGAGCATTTCGATTCTTTCGCGAGCCGAGACCGTCCTTGGCTATATTTCCTTGCTGGTCTGTTGCTCGAAGATCGCGAAGCCTATGACCAGTTTCTCATGTTACGCCTCCCAAAGGAGAGTGATCGTCTGTGCGTACATCTCATAGAAAAGAGATTTGAGGGAAGGTCCAGACAATGAGAAAAGCCAAGACGATACTGCGAAGGTGCTAAACTTCCTATCCGGAGAGGCGATGGATCACAGAATAGTAAAACACTGCGATCATCCACTTTGGGAGATACAGCAAGAAATTAATTCCCACACTTGCGCCAATGGTCAGTCCGAGGCTGCCAGTCCAGATTCGGATCGCACCAAATGTGATTCCCATTAGGAACACGAGGACCAACTGATCGACTCGGCTGAAAACATGAAAAATCGTGGCGGTGAAGAGCGCGGCCACCACGACGATTGAGCACGTGGCTCCCATTCTGCGACGCAGACGGTTCAGGACAAAACCTTGGAGACAGACGGTTCCAAGCGGAATCGACGCAAATAACCCGATTGACGAGAGGACGATCGCCAAAGCCGACGGTTGATTCGTCAGCGGTGTCCACACGGCGGTGAACACTTTTTCAAGCTCCGGCTTCAGCGTCGCCGGGGCGACATGTGAAAACCGAGCCGCGAGCAGCGCCATTCCGAAGCATTTCTTGAGATAGTATGCAGCCAGCGGCGTGGCTACGAGCGCAGCACACAGCACGTGCGCAACATTCACCTTCGCCGGATGAAGCCAGAGGGCATCTCGGTACCGCTTTCCAAGAATCCAGACTAGGCTGACAATGAGGAAAAGTTTGACGGTCCAGTAAATCGATTCTGCGATATCCCGATGACGGGTGACGACGTCCGCAATCGGCTTCCAGTGAAAGAGCATCCACGCAACCAAAGTTGGTCCATAACCTCCCACGAGCAGAAGTAAGATAGCTGTGACGACTGTGGGCTGGTTCGCCCAACTCTGCCGCTCAAGGCTGGGCTTGACTTCAAACCAGCCCGGCGTTGTTGCAAGCACGAATTTGAATCCTCCGCGCCTCCAAAGCAGCAGATGCAAGAGTAGCCCGATACTCGGGACAGCTACCGCAAAGAAGGCAAAGCTGTGTTGCGGACGCCAGATGCCGAGCCTCTCCATCCCAATAGCTAGACCCCCAATTCCTAACCCGAGGCATCCAACAATCACTGCAACCGCCAGCACGTTCGTCTGTTTCAAGACGCTACGGCAGGCAGGGCAATTGAGGTTGAATTGGTTCCGAATCTTGAATGCTAACGACCAAGCCAACGGAGCATGACATTGTGGACAGTGCATCGTAATCAGAGGGATTTAAGCCACATCCATGCCAGATTCGGCATCGGAAAAGAGTGGGGACCAAAGGTGACGCTCCGACGTTGCTTCAATTCTCGCCGGGTAACACTTCGCTTGAGCCAACAGGCGACGCCATTGCAGTTACACAAGCACAATTCGCCGTAACGAAATGAGTTTTTCAAACGCACCGGAGAACGCGTCCACTTCGTCGTCGTGTGCTCCGTCGGGGAAGGCTTCCAGCACACGGAAAAAGTCCATGTTCCAAGATCCCCGAACGACTTTGACGTTGCCTGCTTCGGTCTGTGCGCTCGCGGGTCGTGCCCTCGATGCTTTGTCGCCGGTCGCCGTGTTGAACTGGACGTTGAATCCAGCCAGCGCCCGCGCCGTGGCCTGCGCTTCGGCGACTCCCGCGCTGCCGGGGTCTTGGTGGTAGGCAACGAGTGTTCCGGGCGGATCGCTTTGTGCGAACTGCTTCATCGCGTTCTCGACCTGAAACGGGGACGCAAACATCTTGTGGACGTGCTCGACATAGAAGACGCCGTGACTGTCTCTGGCGAGTCTCACCCCCACTGTGGCGTCAGGATCCCCGCCACTCGACTTTGGCGTCGCCGCCCGGTCCCAGAATCGGCAGCGTGAAATGATGTTTTCGGGAACCCCATCCACGACTTCAAACCACTCCCGACGGAAGAAAAGTCCCGCCGATGCTCGAATATTCCAGTTGCCGTCCAGCAGCCGCGCCCGGTCCACGAGAGGAAGCGCCTTCAATGTCGCCAGGTATCCGGGATCTCGATCGAGTAGCGCCCGGTTATCATGGACGCTCGCGGGAATGAACGTCACGGACTTCGGCTCGGAGTCAGCGCCGAAACGCTGGCGCAGTTCATCCCGAGTATGTGACCAGTGCAACTCGTCTCCTACCCGGACAAAATAGCGCAGCACCCCGGAGCGTTCGCGGAGGGGAAGTCCAGTCTGGTCGTCGATCCACCATGCGATGAAGTTCCGCAGCCAGCCGTCTGGCGTCGGATTCGTGGCTGCTCTCACGAACGGTCTCACTCCCGACGTGGAGCGGTTGCGGGAGAGCAAAAACCAAAACTGTCGCTCGGTGAATTCCGAGAATTCATCGAACGCAAGCCCGGCGATTTGTGCCCCCTGCCAGCCGAATACGTCAGCCTCAGTTTCCAGCCCCGCGAACTTCACAACCGCCCCGGATGGGAAACGCCATTCGAGCAACTGCTCGTGCGATGCGGCACCGAGCGGCGCGTAGATCGAGGCCGACGTATCCCACAAGCCGCCCGGCTGCCGGATCATGGGAATTGTCCGGCGGAAGATGACACCCCGGTAATTTGGATTCTCGACGTGATAGACTTGGTCGAGCAGGAGGGAAAAACTTTTGGAAGATCCGGCACTGCCCCCGAAGACGCAGATGTCGGCACTTGACCGAAGAAAGGCTTCCTGTGGTCCCTTTTGTGGCCGCAGTTCAATTCGCGTTTCGGACTTCATCATCCGCGGCAGCGTCTCCATCGCTCAACAGTCTGGCCTCTGGTGCTCTGGTCACTGGTGCTTCGATCGCCTTCGCTTCAACCGGCTCTTTGCGCGGCAGGTGGATCACAATGTTCATGGAGCCAATCGACACGTCGGTGTTGCCACCGGCGGGGCCGAACGGTTTCCCGTAGCCATTCGCCAGCAACCACGCGCTTGCCCGCCAATCGTGCTTCGATGCCTCGGCGATTTTTCCGATGTGAACGGACACCCCTCGGGCTATTGCTTCCTCCACCCGGGCATCGAACACCGGATCTTCTTTGCGCCACTTGGTGAGAAGGTTCCTCGACATGTTCCCCAACCGAGCCGCCAAAAAAAACGGCAGACCCTTCTCGATGGCGTTCAGAATCAGGAGGGCATTGGCTTCCGTTCTGGAGCTTGGTCGCCCGGGCATTCGCTTCAACGGAGTGCACTCGCTCATGAATTCCACGCGATCCGCTGCCCGGTCGCTTTGTGAATCCGGGCCTGAACATCATCGGGCAAATCGAGCAACTCGGCTTTCAACACCTTTAACACCGGCTCCAAGCAAATCCCGGCGTTCAATCCCTCGACGATCGGTTGCAATTGTGCTTCCAAGGTTCTCGTCCAAAGCGTTTGCCACTGCTCTTCCACGGTGTTGCGTTGCGCCTGAAGCTCGCGAACCTGCTCTGTCCTCTTTGCCAGTTCAACGCGGTTGCGAAGCGACGCGGCATCCCAAGTCGCCCTCGCGGCAATGGCGAGTTCGTGGTCCAGCTTGTCCCGTCGGTGAACAAGCTGAGAGATCGTGTCACCGGTCTGCCTCAACGCCCGAAACAATTCGGGAATTCGCGCCTCAGCGTCGTCGAGTGCCACGGAAATCTGCCTCAGAGTCATCTGCATTGGGGTTCTCCTTTTTCTGTTGGTTGTTGCTTCCTGCTGCTGGGCGCACACACGCCAAGCCGAAAATCATTTGTGGCGATAAGG